TTTTTTTTCTTTTTCTTTTTTGTCGTTGACATTCCGTAATGGTAAGGCATAAGCAAAAAGTCTCTTAATATATTCTAAACGCAGTCTGCCCTAATGTCTCAGGTTTCGCCAAGTTAAATTGTTGCAGACAAAGATAACCAAAAGCATCAAACGCATGGTCCACACCCAGATTCTTATTAGGTAAACCAGTATTAGGTGCATAAGTTAACGTCCTTAATGCCTTTATCAATTCTTTACAACGAGGATGTATAAGCGTCCTCCTTTCACCATTAGCATCAAACAGGGCAGTATTAACAGCAGTGATCTTATCTCTTATCTTCCACGGGCTTCTGGGACTCATAACAGTGAATCCACTACGTCTTAGTATCGTATGATCCGTTACACCAACTCCACTGGTCTTTCTTGCACTTCCCGTAGGGTCAGGACAGGCAATGATTCTACGATCAACTCCATATCTTCTCGTAACCTCTTCAGCAAAGTCCCATGTAGTAGCACCTCCTGTCAACATAATCTCATCAAAAACATAAAGCGTATCATTATGCTTCACAGCACAGATTCCCGCCATAGGATCTACGTTAAAATCCAGCCCAATTAACAAGGGAAGCATTGATAAATCTTTTGATTCCTTATCAATATTCTCATCAGCAAAGCTAACAGCCACTAATCCAGTAAGATTTTCAAAACTTGCTTCAAATTCCTGTCTGAATGTCCTCGCATCTAATTGCGACCTAGCAGCCTCAACCTCTTCTTTTGCTACATTACCCCCCTCTATCGTAGTAAAACTCCATCTCTGCCAATCATCCCACTCCTGTTCACCACAAAAACACCACATATCGTAAAACCAACTCGCAGTTCCATCTGGTGTACTTATAAACAGTGCCCATCCTTGCTTATCAGCTAACGCAGGTCTTATCACTTCAGCCCAAACGTCACGATCCATAAATGCTGCTTCATCCAAAACAACACCAGCTAAACTTCTTCCTCTCAATGCCATCGCATTTTCTGTTCCCTTCAACTCAATAGTCGATCCATTAATTAATTCCAGCCTCAAATCTGTCTCATTCTTACTTTTAATCCACGTTCTCGGAGTCAATCTCTTCAATTCTTTCCACGCAATATCCTTCGCCATCCTATAAGTAGGAGCACAATAAAAATAAACCTCATTTGGCCTATTAATAGCTCCTCTCAATAATTCAATACAAGATAAATAACTTTTTCCAAATCTTCTTCCAGCTACCAGTACTCTAAATCTTTTATCACTATTAAAAACCTCCCCTTGAGCATATCTCAAGCTTATTTCATTCTTGTCTTTCACATTTGTTGCCATTTATTTTACAAAATTACCATTACTTACACCTAGTTATAGCCTATTTCACTTCTTTTAAGTTATCATTCAACTAAATACTACTAAGATCAAGTCTGTGGCTTCCTCTATTTTTCCAGAAAACATAAACAATAATTCAATATCACAACCAGTACCCCGTAAACGAGTACGTTCCTCTATCTCTGATGTCCTTAAACGTGCTCAACGTCTATACGCTAGACAACTTGAAGGTAAAACTACTCGCCAACTTGTCTTAGAACACGCTTCCATAGAAGGTATCTCTGAAACTACTTCCTGGGAAGATTGGAATAGAGTTAAAGTTTGGAATGACGAAGATTGGCAAAAAGATAGAGAAGTTCTTCTACCACGTCTACAAGCTATGAGAATACGTCTATTTAACAGAGCAGTTAAAAAAGGTCAGCTACAGACAGCAGCACAGATCCTAGACTCTCTTGGCAAGGTAATAGGCGAATCTATAGAAACAGTTAACATACAAGCTCCAGAATTGTCCATAAAAGTTGAACCAAAAAATTAAACGAAATATATTTAAGTTCCTAGAGTAAAAATTTTTTTTTAAATTTTTCGCAACGTTGTCCCCTGTTGCCAAAAAATGCCAGCGATTGCCAAAAGTTGCCAGCAATAAAAATTTATTGCCAATAGTAAAAAAATATTGCCATTAGTTGCTGAATAGAATTAATAATAATCTTTTGTTATTATCTCTTTATTGTTTACGAGAATTTGATATAATAGAATTAGCTTATGTATGACCTTGAAATTTATTATTAATCTTTGATCTGGTGGAGCTTGCTTCAACTAATCAAGACTAAAACTATTTCTCAGGATCACATAAGCATTAACAACAAAAATTAATTCATTACATACCAGAAATGAAAATCAAAAAAACCACTAACAAGGATCGCTTAACAGTAGCGATTAATGTTCGGATTGAAGAATCCCACGCCAAAATTATGGATGAGATTATTCGAAAATCTTTTGGTGATCAAATTAGCAGAAGTCAGTTTTTAAAAATTGCACTTGTTGAAAAATTACAAAAGTCTCATATAGGAATATAAGAAAATGAAATTTTATTTATTTTTGATTATTGGAATTTTATTTTATTTTTCAATAGATAGTAGTTTGAAGAAGTCTACTCGTATTGATTGTGAGTCAGGAATAGTTTCTGCATGTGAAGCAATTAAGACACAAAACAAATTAGTAGAGGACTTTTAATTATGACTAAAACAAAAGAAAAATACTTATTAGCATTTATAAGAATTTCTGCTGGTTCTTCTTGGTATCAAGCTAAGGGTGAAGCTCCAGAACTAATTGCTCTTAAAGCTGTTAAAGGTGCTATTAAAGATTGGAAACATTTATTTAAATTCAAAAAAGAAGGCGAATGGATTGTTCCTATTTATGACATTTCAAAATGTCGTTACGGTTGGCAAGCTCTTAATTATCCTTATGGAATATTTCCAATTTTAAAAAGTGGTAAGGTTGGTAAAAAACCTTGCAAAATTATCAAACACATTAAATTATTTTATTAAATCACTATGACATTAACAAAAACTACACCAGAAGAAACTTTTAAGTTTGAAGCAGTAACTAAATATGAGATCTCAAAAGAAGATCTCATAAATTTATTAATAACAGTTGGTCAGGGTTCGAGCTATTGGGCAAAAATTTGTGTAAATTTTAGACCGAATCGAGCATATAAAAAAGGATATTTAGATATAGAATGTGAGGGATGTATTGCAATTAATAAAACTGATTTTAATTTAGATTCAAAATTTTATATAGAAGATATGCAATGTTATGAGTTTGATGATATTTCAGAAATAGAAGTGATACAAGATAAGACAGTTAAAGAATTTATTGAAGCAATTAAAAAATGTTTAGAAAATCCTAATTATAGAAGTGATTTTAAAAGTAATTTAATTGAGGCTTTAACTTCAAAAGATTACGGATTATTGGATGCTTTAGATATGGATTTTATATTTCAAGTGTTTACTTTTGGTAGGTGTGTTTATGGATAAAGTTAAATTAAAATATATTGAATTTTTAAATAATTCAATTGAGTTTCAAAATTGGTTAAAGAAATCACCATTTCAAATTATTGATTTTAGATTAACTGATCAAAAAGAAATTAAAATTTTATTTAAAAATAATTATTTATTTGAAAAATAAATTTTAAGATTTATAATAAATATCTAGGTAAAAACGCCTAGATATTTTTTTGTAAAAAATCATACATATAAAATTTTAGATATGTTAAATTTTATACAATAAAAATTTTTAAAAATATTTTAAAAAATAAATAATAATAATAATAATAAAAAAAATATTAATAGTAATAATAAAAAAATAATAATACTATGAATGAATTTTTTTAAACAGTATGAATGGATTTTTTGAATGAATGAGAAATATTATTAATGTAAAATAATAACATTACTTTCACATCATTATCATGTATAATTAAAGAGTATTCATACCAGAATTAACAATGAATGAATTAAAAGAAGATGTAAAAAATTACATCATTGACCAACTTAATGATGATGTTGGCCTTAATCAACATATTTCAGATTTACATCATTATTTATTAAATGAAGATTATTTTATTATTGGATCATGGCGAGCAGAGCAATGGTTAAACAAAGATAGTATTTTTAACGCTATTGAGACAATAAAAGATTATGAACAATCAAATTTTGGTGAAGTATCAACTGATCTTTCTAGCTCTGAGAATGTTGCTAATATGTTAGCTTATATTCTTGGTGAAGAAATATTATTTAATAATGATACTTATCAATTATTTACTAGATTTCATAATGAATATTTAAGTAATGATAAAAGAGATTTACTAGTTAGCAGTTTAAAAGGAGAATAAAAAAATGTATTTTGATAGATTTGATATTTGTGAAGCATATTATTGTTATGCTTCAGATTATCATGAAGGCCAATACAGTAAAATTTATGAAATTTTTGGCCGTTTACATGATTTAAAATTTAAACCTAGAATGGATTTATGTTTTGAATCATTGAATGAAAATTCACAATATATATATGAAAACTTAGTTAATAAAAAACATTTATCAGGTTTTTAATTAAACTTGCATTATTTAATATATATACTTATAATAACCTACATAAACATACCAGTTTAAATGAAACCAACTAAAGTCAGAAAACCCATGAATGGGTTAATTTATCAATCAATAATGGGTGAATACCTTATTGATCCTAATGAATGTTTAGAGAATTTAAACATACAAAAAGCAATAAGCATGAATGATGAAGTAATGCTTAGAAAAATTCTTGAATGTGAGTATTAATTATGGCAATTCCAGTTATTCAAGGTTTATCAGATAATGAAAAGACCTTTTATTTATCTTTTAGAAAGAAATTATTAGAAGATAGAAAACAATACCAAAAAAATATTAAACGTGGTGAGACTCAATACAAAAAGAGTCTTACTGCAACTAATAAAAACTTAAAACTTTTAGATGATACTTTTTTATTTAACAAGATACTATGAATTACAAAGTTACCTACGCTATAGATACTCTTGATCCTAATCCTACAGTTAGGACGTTTGAACATGAATATGAAGCTGAAGAATGGTTACATAATGAAGTTCAAGAAAGAATGGACTATACAGTGCAACATAGTCCTTATGCTATCTCTGAAGAAGAGTATAAAGAGATAGAAGAATATGAATATTCACTTGTAAGAATAGAGGAGATTTAATTATGAATTGGACTTCAAAAGAAAAATCTAAGTACTGGAATAAAGCCTATCAAGAATATTCTCTTGAAAGTGGTTTATCTCTTAACGACTTAAGTAATTGGATTAAGGTTAATCCTTATGTAGCAGTAACTATAGAGAATAGAGCTATTGAATTTTTAAAGGAGAATGATTAATGGGTAGAAAAATGACTAAATTTGATAACACTAAAGACTTGTTTTTACATTGTCTTGGTGAAGAAGTATCAAGAGCAAGAGTTGTTAGGCATAGACCTATCAAAAAAAATAAATTTCTCAAAAGTATTAAAAGTCTAAAAAACAATGGAAACTAAAAAACAAAAAATAGCAATGATTAATACTTTACTTAAGTATTATGATGCACCCAATAATGAAATCTCTAATAAATTACTTAGAGATATTGAATATTTTATAGTTGGTCTAACTTGGGATAGTTGGAATAGCTGTAATGATATTGCAGAAAATTTATATATGAGAGGTAAAAAAAGTTATGAATCTTAAATTACAAGAAAAGGATGCAAGTGCTTTATTTTTAGCACTTGATGAGATAGTAAATTTTGATTTATATAAAGATAATTTATTTAATCAGAATGAAAGAGAATCTATCTTGGATATATATAAACAAGTAAAAAAATATAATCCATACCATTTAAAAGATAACCCTAGATATGTAGGTAAAAATGAAACTTAAAAAAACTAGAAAAGAAAGAAAGTGTTATTCATGTAAATCTTTCATTAATAAAGGAGATTTATACGGTCAAAAAAGCATAGCACTTGGAGAAAAAGTTAATGGAGAATCAGAAACTTTTGATGGTATGAATACTGTTGTTCATTACATGAGAATACCAGTATCAATGTGTAAAACTTGTTTGGAGAATAAATAAATGTCAGATAGAGATGAAAAATGGGAAGAAAATAAAGCTGAAGTTAAAGAATTAGCTCAGGAATTTATTTATGATGAAAAAAGAAAAAGTGAGTGTATTAAATATTTCATGGCTCATTTTAAAGTAAGTCAATCAACTGCCTATAGATGGTATGACAAGATCTATAATGAACTATCAATACCTAGTTTAGATAAGGCACATAAGTTAGCTGAATATAAAGCTCAGGTGGAGCATCAAATAGAAGAATCAATGAAAGATATAGAAAAATTACCAATAGGAGAAAAGATAGAAATTTTCTCAAAAATAACCAAATTAAAAAAGGAGCTAAGAAAGCTATGAGAAATTCTCATGAGAATCACATAACAAGTGATCCAATAATTAATCAAGTTGATGAAGAATTTTCTTTACAACTTACAAAACTAATTAAGAATTATGTTCTTGATTTAGTAAACCATGAAGTAGATGTAATTACAGATAGTGACTGGTTTGAAGAAAAAATTAAAACAACTATGGAGGAATTAAAATGATTGATAATCCTACACCGCAGCAACGTATGGATGAAATGGATCAGCTTTATATGGCTGATCTATTCCATGAACACTGCACCGATAGAGCTAATGAGATAGCTAAAGAATTTAATCTGTTACCAGAATTTTATGAAGACTTTGCAGAATATTTTGTTGATCTCTGTAAAGATTCTGATGATGGATATACTCTTACTTATTCAAAAGATTTGATAGAAGATTGGTGGGATGAATATGGTGATGATTATGATGATTATTTTAGTCCTTACGATATAGATCCTACACCGCAATATCTTTATGATGATACTGGTGGAGAACCACCTATATCAGCAGAAGAAAGACATAAAAAAGCATTTGAACAGAAATTAATTGATAAAGGTTAATGAAATACACTATCAGAACACAATGTCTTGTTACTCGATATTACGAAGTTAAGGCAAAAACTAAAGAAGAAGCTGAAGATTTTTATTGGGAAAACTTCGGAAATCTTGATGAACTTAAGGATTATACAAGAGAAGATCAAGATGAAATCGTATCTATAACAAAGGAGGAAAATCAATGACTACGATACAAGAAAAAACATTCACCAAAAAACAATATGATAAAAACTATGATCATGGTTATGAATTTGGTTATGAATCTGGAAGATTAAATGTTTTTGCAGATTTATTAAAGATTAAATATACAATTTGGTCTGTTCATCATGTGAACAACAAAGAATGGAAATTAGGTGATAAAAATATAAATCATCCATTGGATATTAACGTGGATAAACCATTAAAAATCATGTATAACTACCATTGGTATGAATATGATGAGTCAACAAAAAAACTTGAATCTTTTAATAAAGATTTATATGGTAAAGCAAAAAATAATACAATAGGAGAAGTTTGGAAAGGTATTGAAAAATTATATATAAAATATGGATTGGAATATACAGATCATAGGTTTATAGAAGATATAAATATTGAAGGTGATGTTCTTAAATTTTATACAGGAAGTTAAATTAA